CGCAGCATATCCTTTCAGGCCAAAGGCCCTCCACCCGCTGATCAGGCGGGAAGGGTGACGGAGGTCGTCACGCCAGGTCGCTACGACCTGGCAACCCAGCCGATCTTATAGCCCAGCACACCATCTCGAGGGATGATACCTTTGAGAGGCGAACCGGTGCCATAGACGGCGCTTGCTAGGATGACGTCAGGTTTAAAGTTCTGGTAGCTCACGCGAGTGAACTTAGCAGGACGATAAACCCTGATCCATCTGATGCAACTGCGATGGCGAACTTGCCACCGACTCTCGTCTACGTCGTGAATGCACAGGTCACCGAGATCTTGAGGACCTCGGAGACGCCGGATCGAGGATGGTAAACCATCCAAGATACCAAGCCAAGCACGATTGACAACGGAATTCCTAATCGGATCGTCTTGCGACGCCCGACGGAGCCCGTTGACGAGCGAGATGAGGTGTTGCGGTTCACTTGGTGACTCCTTCATGAAATATGGACGTACGTCCACGCCATTGAAATAGTCACCACCACAACTCTCTCTGAAAGGACCATCAACAAAAGACTTACTCTTATTGACGGACATCCCAAAGAAACTCAAAGCTGCAATCACGTCGTTCGCACTTTCAGTGGGGAAGATGAGATCATCCCCAAAGACAAAGACGTTCTCACCGATCTTGAGCTTTTGGCCCGAGGGGTCAGACGCCATGATGAGACATAAGAAAATCAATGTCTCGAGTTCGAACGTGAAACCATTTCCCATGCTGCTAAATTTCTCTAGCAGGTGCCACTCACCCTGAAACAGGGTTTTGTGCGACCGAAGGTCGTTCAAGGCGGAGTGCCATGAAGAGGGTAACAGCAATTTTACAAGGTTGCTGCAAATGGTGTCGCTAGCGTTTGAGAGATCCAAGGTGCAGAGATGGCCTCTGATGGAGGCTTCACGGGCGATCCGCCTGTGAATATCCTGACCTTTAGTCAAGTCTAAGTTGACAGCTCTCAGCCGGGCCCGAAGGGCCGAGCCGAATCCAAGTTGAAAATAGAGATTGATGGACGGCTCCACGGCAATGCCGCGGAAACGTTTACAATCTTTAGGAACCGTTGTGAAGCGGTTCCCTTGGACAAAGAGTGGATCTCGACCGGAAGTTTTGCAAGCTTTCGCCCACAAAGTATCAGCCCACGGAAGTAGGTAATACATTCCCCCGGTTGTAAGAGTGGGTTCCGATGACATCTTATCAGGTATCGTTGTGAAACGTCCCCGATCGCCATACGTCGCACCAGGCCCAAATCTGCCACGGACCTTGAAGTAGTTAGTTCCCTCTCGGGTAGTAACAACTTCATGTGTGTCCGGACAGGGCCCTAAGATCGACTGACAAATTTTACGCGCTCTCTTGATATAAGAGAGAACGCCCAACTCTGTGTCCGGCAAGCCGGGAGACAGATAAGGGAGCAGTCGGAGATTGGTGCGAAAACACTGCTGCTCGCAGGCGAGAAAAGTATCCTCAGCTACCTTCTTTTTATCGAAGGTCGTAGGGAGGTTTTCCAACTTGCGAACAATGCTAGTAGCCATGGCATCACGCCAGAATCTATCAGCATCGAGGTAGTGTTTTGGTTCCAAGTCGCAGAGAGCGATTTGGTCCCATTCCCCATATCGCCATAAGATCGAAACCTTAAGGCTCAATGGGGTGGCGAGATCCTCGAAGAGACGAAGGATCGACTTCTCCACGGAATGTGGCAAGAAGTTCTCTGTCATGGAAGCTTCCTTTCGGAACTCTCACATCACATGAGAGTTCAACGCGGTTGTCCTATCAGGCCGGTGCGAAACCGGTTTGGAAGGACGACTTGATCAGCGAACTCGCGAGGAGGTTGAGGCTTTGGGCCACAGCCTCGTTGAGATCGGTGTCCAGCATGTCAGCTGGAACCACACCCGAAAAGGTGAGGTTGAAGCGCGAACCGACGTTGATCTTGCCATCAGAGCCTGTGACAAGGCTCGGGTACGAGTAGCTGCCTTCGAGCCGACGAGCCGTGTTGTCACCGTTGGGACGGGACGACAGGCGAAGTTCGGGACGTTGGCCGGCTGCAGTACCGACAGTGTTGCTGCGCCAGACCGCGGGACTTTTGTCCCCGCCTGACGCGACGACAGCCGTGTACGTGATGTCCGTGGAGCCGTCGTTCTTTTTCACAGTGATGTTTGCCTGCGTGGGCATGATTGACCTTTCAGGTTGGGCAAAGCCCGAAGTTTTAAGAGGGTTCCCTCAAAAGGGATTACTTCTTAAGTTGTTGAACCAGCAACGAGATAGCGGTTGCTGCTCTCGTCGGAGAGGGCGCCTTCCAGGGCGTAACCTTTAACGTGACACCAGGTAGAGACCTGCGTCGCGTCATATAGACTCTGTCAATTGTGGCGGTGATATCCGCCCAGTCGGGGCTTAAGCTGCCCCCAATGACAGTTCTATTAGCGACCTGAAAAAGAGAGGTTTGAGGGTTTAGGATTTCCAAACCAGCAAACATGCTAAATTGGCCAAGGAATTGGCCAACGTTAGCAAACCAATCAACAACAAAGCTGAAGGGTATGGTCTCCCAAATAAAGGTAGCCGGGTTGGTGAAACCCAGTTGGTTGGCAAGGAAGAGATTGGGGTTAGACACCTCGACTCTACAAGACAACCTGCAGCGGGTCTCATACACAGTGTTGTATATGAGGATCCCTGCATCAAGACGTTCATTAGGCGTCTTGAACACTGAACGACCCGAAACCTCTTTTGAAGGTAACGGCGACTGAAGAGTATTTACTCCAGCCGCAATGTCTTTCATTAGGGGTTCAATCCCAAAGTGGTACTTCAACCAGTTGTCACCGAAATGCTTAGCAGTCGGCTTCAACCCGCGAGGTACCTGGGATTTAAGCACCTTGGCTGCGCCAGGAAAATCGAACCTCCGGAGTTTCCTGGAAAACTGCCACAGGGTAGTGGCCGGGCCGGAGATAAGGTCGAAGGATTGTTTCCATTCCTTCAAGTTGACGGACCACATGGATTCGTCACCAATGTCAGACTTGAGCTTTTCGAGAGCTTTATTTTGAACAATGTCAAAATAATCCTCTTTGAGAGGACCAGCCATGCCGATATCGACGTAACCAACGCCGTTACCGCCACGGAATGTCGTGACTTGGACCTTATTCAGATCGGTCTCGAGAGGTAAGTCGTAAGGCTTAACCTGCCGAAACCATCTCCTCGTTTGGACGTACCAGTAGGGTGTTATATTCCCTGCAGGAGGTCCTTTGAGAAGTTCGAGAGATCCGAACGGGCCAGAGATAGGTAAGACCATATTAACTCCTGGAAGAGTCGATGCAGTCCACGCTTGACAGGCGTCACCTCTCTGTGTTGGACCCGGCTTACCATTAGGTGGATCACTTAATGGCGGGCCCAACGAACCTAGGCGAGTGGCAGTATTAAGCTGCACTACCCTTTCTTCCCAATGATCTAGGAAGGGGAATACACCGACTAGGCGCACTAGTTCAAAGATGAGGTTCTAAGGCCTCATCAAACCAGTAGAACTCCAACCAACCAAAATCAGGATCGAAGACCCAATTAAGGCGAAAGCTGAAGGGGACTGCATCCCAGTGGAAGGGACAAAGTTTGAGCTGGTTCATAGGTAATCCTATTAGAACTAGTGAGAAAGGAACTCCGTAAG